TGGCTATATATTAGGGCAATACATGATGAAGGATTGGAATGAGATCATACCCAAAGAATTTCAAAAGGAGTATGGCCCAAAAGATTAGTTGAAAGAAAAGATTAATTAATTTCATTGCTTTTAATTCTGAATTAAGGCTTAAAAAAGTAGTCAATCGCTTTGGCAACCAAACAAAGGATTCAATCCAATAAATAGAAATTAAATTATTAATTATGTTGAGACAAAAACGAGGTTAAAAATGGAAGGTTATACATATATGTTATTAACTTTGGGATTTCTATTTTCAACGTTTATTAATGTTACAGTAGCGGGGTTTTTAACATTAAAAATGTCTGAATTTATAGAGAAGAAACTTTTTGAATTAGAGACAAATTTTCTTAAAGCTAAAAGCTAGCTCAGTTAAATATCCTTTGTAGGAATGTTAGAGTGGACTATTTAAATATAAGACGTGATTAGAAGGAGTAGTAGTAATGGAAAGTGTTCAACCAAAATATGTACCAATTAGCACATTAGCTAAGATATGGGGGCGCAGCAGAATGTATATCTACAGAAGAGTAGATATGATCCGCAATGAAGGTAAATTTAATGATATATGCCTACAACTAGGGCCACAACAAACATTGGTACATGTAGAAAAATTTGAAACATGGATGAAAAGCCAGAATATGAAGTGGTTAAAGGGGGCATAACAATGAGAACTAAGTTAGACATTATCACCAATATACAGTTGGTGCTATGGGTAATGATTCTAGGACTATGTGGAGGCATAGAGTTTCTACATGGCTGGAATATATTATTAAACGTTTTAATGATGATACTAACAGGGGCAATCATATTCTTGTTAAGCACATTAAAGGGGGTGATGAAACATGAATACAAAAGAAAGAGGGATTACGCTGTTAGGAAGATACCTAAAGTTCAATGAGACAGAGATTAATGAGTTAAGAGAAAAAATTAGAAATCTTACTTATAACCGCAAACATCAATTGTTAAATTTTACCATTCTAGGTAATGGAAGAGTAATATTCCTAAATCAAAAACAGGATGGATGGAATATCCGTATCACAGGGAATGGGCCAATACGAGAAGGGCACTTAGCAACAATGGAATCAGTAAGGCGCAACATATGGAGTGAATTAAATGAATAAACCATATTGTGCAATCTGTAATGAAGAAAATAAAAAAAGCCGTGCCTACATTTACTGTAGACAGGCTAAAGGGGCTATATGTATGGAACATTGCGATGCATGTCAGTATTTAGAGGTTGAAAAAGGGGACATGCATTGCAAGTATCCAAGGCAAAAAGAAAAGGCCACTAATTAAAGCAGCCAATTCATGTACGTAAATTACGTAACTAACCTAATGTAATTATATCATACATGGAGCGATAAAGATAGGAAATACCTGTTATAGAGGTATTTCTTAATTAACTAGATATAACATATTAACAAATCGACCATGAGGATACATTACGATGAGGAAACGCAGAAAAGTCATATCTAAAAATATGATAGAGGTACTTGATTATCATACCTATAGGACATATAGACGGAATGGCAAACGTGTAAAAAAGAAATGCATCACACCAGAAGCTATGAAAAAACAAAATGAAAAACAAGCGGAAGCAATGCTGCGTATGTTGATTGATAACAATTTCAATACAAATGATTGTTATCTTACTCTTACATATAAAGAACAGCCAGCTACATGGGAAGATGCAAAGAAAGATATGCAGAATTTTATGAGACGGTTAAAACGTAGATATAAAAAACTGGGTAAGGAATTAAAGTACATCTATATTGCAGAGGGAAAAACAAGAATCCACTTTCACATGATCATCAATAATGCTGAATTGTATTCAGATGAAATAAATGAACTGTGGCCACATGGTATGCATAAGCTAATGTTGTATCAAGGTAGGGCAGAAGATGCAATTAGATTGGCAAGTTATTTTGTAAAAGAAAAAAGGAGTGCATGCTATTCAGATAAAGAAGATGCATTTAAACGCAGATGGAACAGTAGCAAGAACTTAGAAAAACCGAAAGTAAAAACAGAAATATTGAAGCCGAGCGAATGGAGAGATTACATCCAACCGCCAAAAGGTTATTACGTAGAAACAGATAGTGTAGTTGAGTCTGTATCAGAAGAAGGATATCCTTATAGATTTTACAGATTAATAAGACTTGAGGAGGGTAAACATGGCACTACTAGGAATAGGCATTGTGATAGGGGTAATGCTAGGAGTATCAATAATGGCATTATGCGTAATTAGTAAAGAATGTGAAAAATGGGAGGAAGAATTAAATGATAAACGTAAATGAGGTATTTTTAAGCGGTAATGTAGTAACGGATGCAGAGCTACGATATACAAAGACAGGAAAGCCAGTACTTACATTTAGAATGGCAACCAATAAATATGTAAACGAGCAACAAACAACACAGTATCACAATATTGTATGTTGGGTTGATGCGGAACTATATAGCGGTTTACGGAAAGGTGATTTTGTAGCCGTAGCAGGTGAGTTGCGTTCTAGATCCTATGAAGATAAAACAGGAGCAAAACGATATGTAACAGAGGTAGTGGCACAAAACCTTACATATGGGCTTAAACAAAATGAAAGTCAAAGTAATTTTGATGGGTACGGAGAGGAAGAAAAGATTCCATTCTAGGAGAAGTTATTATAAAACGAGGAGGCAACATGAAACCAATCATATATAAAGGCCTTAGATTAGGTACTAATAAAACTGAATGGGTGAGTAGTGATGAAATAAAGCAAAGCTACTCACAAATTAGATTATTAGCAGTACAAAATGATAACTACTCATGGATACCAATTGAGGATGGAACGTTATGCAGAGGTAGTGAGGCAAAAGATTATATTGGAAAGCGCATATACGAAAATGACATTATAAAGTTTGATTGCAAATCAATACAGGATACTCCATTAGTGGCAGAAGTTTATTATAGTCGCAATAAATATCAATGGCGGTGTAATACAGTTGCTAAAGGTAGAGAATTAGATTTTGATTTAGCGTTCATTGTAAATAATGGCAAAGTAAAAGTAATAGGAAATAAATTAGAGGGATATGAGCATGAATGATAGATATAGAAATGTGTGTAAAGCACATGATCATATAGTAAAGTGCAGAACAAAGGAAGGTAAAAGGATATTCATACCACATTATGGGTACATGACAATTCCTTCTGATAAATTACTTATAGCTAGAATAAGACGAAGTATTTATAAGGGAAATAGTGCATTTTATAAATGGGTAAGACAACTATGGAAGTACCATGCAAAGGGTGTAAATTTAGAGAAATAAATTGCCATAGTAAATGTGAAAGCGATTTAGAATATATGAAGATTTTAGATGCGTGTTGTGGACCTAAAATGTTTTGGTTTGACAAAGAAAATAATGAAAATAAAAGGAGAAATAAACATGAATAAGATTGTATCAGCTTTATTGGTAGTAGTTATGATTGGTGCGGTAGTTTGGAGTTTTGCGTTTGGTGTTCCGATGTATATGGTGTGGCAACAACAAAAGGCGGGTGAGGCAGAACTTGCAAGGGCAGAACAGAACAGACAAGTTGCAGTATTAGAGGCTAAAGCAAAATTAGATAGTGCTGAAAGCCTAGCACAAGCAGAAGTGAAACGTGCAGAGGGTACTGCAAAAGCAAATCAAATTATCGGTCAATCATTGAAAGGTAATGAGGCATACATTCATTGGTTATGGGTTGATACTTTGAAAGATAGTAAAGACCAAATTATTTACATTCCAACAGAGGCTGGTGTGCCTATTACTGAAAGTTTCAGATTGAAAGAAAATAAATAAAATGATGTTAAAGACATTAAGCGTGTTAGTAATAAAGGAGATATCATGAAAATAGTAGCATTTACATTAGGCACACAGAAAAGAATATCTTTCACAAAAGAAAATAGTAATGGATTTATAGAAGCGTATCAGTTAAATACAAGAGATATGTTTAGGCCGGAACTAAGAATGGCTTACGAAAAGGCAAAGGATTTTTTATTAGAAGCATTTAGTACGTTTAAATTTGCAAAATCAGATGCAATTATTATTACAGCGATGGGTATTCAATGGGATAAAGATTTCCCACTAATGATGAAAAAGGTAAGATTTAACATAACATTAAATAATAAGATGAAGGATGTTTGTAAAATTCAAACATCATGGATACAGGTAACAGAAAAGAACCAAGCAATGCTAGAGCCAATTGTTGATGAGATAGAAGCGTTTGTAAATGGAGAAAGAGCACAAGAAAAATTATTTATAGATGATATTAAACCAGTACCAATGGCAACACAGAGACATTTAGCAGCGTATGAGACTGATGAATTTGATGCGGATGATAGCCATGTGTTCCATGTTAATGATCTACAAGCTAAAGGGGTTACACAATGAATGGGAGATTGATATATGTAGCACATCCTTATGGTGGGTTAGAAGAAAACAAGGCAGCAATAGACAATATCATGGAACGATTAGTATTGTCAGATAAAATAAATGTATACCTATCTCCATTACACAATTTTTCTATGGTGTATTTTGAAACCGAGTATGCAAAGGGGCTACAAATATGTTTGGATATGTTAGAGAAGTGTTCAGTATTAATATTATGTGGAGATTGGCAACACTCAAAAGGCTGTATTGGAGAATGGGCTTATGCCAATGCAAGAAATATAAAAATATATTCTCTTGCGGAATGGGAAGAATATCTTGAAAAGCAAGGGGATATTAGTAGATGACAGGAAGGGAATATTTAAATCAAATTCGTGATACAGATTTAAATATTAGGTGTAAGGAGAGAGAAATATTTAGATTGCGACAAGACATAATGAGCCTTCAAGCAATCGATTATAGCAAGGATAAAATTACTGGTGGTCAACCAATAACTATTGCAGATAAAGTAGCGAATCTTGATGCGGTAACAGATGAGATTATGAAAGAATGGAGTACATACCTACAAGAGAGAGAACGAGCAAGGTTTATGATCAATCAAATTCGCAGTACAAAACAAAGAACGGTATTAGTAGATAGGTACATTAATGGATGTACATGGGAAAAGGTAGCAGAACTAATTGATTGTTCAAGGCAGAATGTTCATAATCTGCATAAGAGAGCAATCAAAAATTTTGAGGAAATTTATAAAAAGGTTGCTATTATTTGACACTCAATATATGAGATACTGTATGTGGGCATGAACGGGTTGAACACGTCAAGCCTCCTTAAAAAACTACATACCAAACAAGGACTTCATCATAATTGGTCGCATAACACGATATGATGCGGTCCTTTTTGGTTTATAAGAGGGATTATGAAACATAAACGAATTACATCAAAGAAAACAATTCAAGAATTAAGATCTACACGATGTGAAATTTGTGGTCAAAGGACAAACATTGAACCGCATCATATTAACACACGTGGTAGTGGTGGTGGAGATATTAGAGAAAATCTAATCCAACTATGTACACAATGCCATATCAATACAAA